ATATCTGATACCCTTAATGGGTGCCAAAATTTAACAAAAGAAAAGTAATACAGAAACTCGTCATAGAGCCAAGTTCTCAAAAAAGAATCTTTTGGGCTCGCGAGATGAAGCTGTTAAATACCATATTGGAAATTTTTCCCGATACAGATTTTTGGGAAAAAGTTAGACTCAGAAAAGTCAACAGTCTAGCGATGCTAAAAACGCAAAAAAGCCTTTCCTTTCTGAGAAAAAAATATAATGAATTTCATTATAAAATTCCAGAAAAAATAGAAATACCTCTTGGAGAAAAAACAGGGGAAGATAAATTTTTCTCGAAAAAACCAAAAACAATCAGACAATTCATAGATGAGTAAAATAAAAGAAATTCAAACAACAGATCAAATTGCAAAATTCCTTGAAGACAAAGACAATAAAAAATATCACTACAATTTTCACGAAAGCGAAGAGTATAAAATTTCAAGCGGAAGTTTAAATTTAGATATAGCTCTTGGAGGCGGACTCCCTAGTGGGGCTCATAGATTTACAGGTATAAATGAGGGAGGTAAAACTAGTTGCGCCATGGCCTTTGCAAGAAACTTTCAAAAACACTTTGCCAAAAATGGAATGGTAATCTACATTAAAAGCGAAGGTAGGTTCAGTAAAGAAATGATGGAAAGGTCGGGAATCGATACAGATCCAGAAAAGCTTTTTGTTTTTGATTGCAATATTTTTGAAAAAGTCTTTGAGCTAGTTAGAGACTTGGTCTTTAATAACGATCACGACAAAAAATATATGTTCATCATTGATAGCGTAGACGCTTTATGCAGAATTGGAGATATAGACAAACCGTTTGCTGAATCAGAGCAAGTTGCGGGTGGAGCCTTGATAACTTCTGTTTTCTTAAAGAAAATGGTTCTCCCGATAACTAAAATGGGGCACACAATGATCCTAACTAGCCAAGTTAGAGTTGAAGTAGCAACAAACCCCTATGCCGCAAGGGGAGGGCCTAAAGTTAAACAGGCAGGAGGTAACGCAATAAAGCATTATGCTAATTTTATTCTAGAGTTTGAAGAGAGGTATACAGGAGACTTAATGTTCAAAAACCCCACTGCCACCAAGCTCGACGACAAAGGAGAACCTATAGGGCATTACTGCAAAATACGTTTTAGAAAAAGCGTTAACGAAAAAACAGGCTCCAGCGTAAGATACCCAATAAAGTACGGGCAAAAAGATGGCAAATCCGTCTGGAGAGCAAGAGAAATATTAGATATGCTTTATCTATTTAATTTAATTCAGAAAAAAGGAGCATGGATATCTGTTTCAGAAGGTTTGATAAAAGAGCTCCAAGATAAAGATTTAGAAATTAATGAAAAATTTCAAGGAGAACAAAGAATAATTGATTTTCTAGAGGAGAACGAAAAGCTTTCTGATTTTCTTTATGAAGATTTCAAGAAGCTTACTAATGCGCTTTAAGACTCTAACTGGCGCAACCAGAACAGTCAAGAAGTCAAAAAATTTCTTGATAGACTGGGACGGAAAAAGCCGAAGTAAGATACAATTCAACGTTAAACAATACTTAAAAAAGTATTGGATAAATCACATTGTATTTGAAGAGTTTCCGGTAGCAGGGACAAAACTATCCTTAGATTTTTACAATGCAAACAAAAAAGTTGCCATAGAAGTGCAAGGCCAACAACACATAAAATATGTCCCCTTTTTTCATGGAGGCAACAAAATCAACTATCTAAATCAACTAAAAAGAGACCAAGATAAAATGAAATTTTGTGAAATGAATGACATTCAATTGATCGAAGTATATCAAAACGACAAGCTTGATAAAGATTTATTTGAGAATCATGGATTAATCTTATAATATGTGTAATATATAATATATGAGTAACGAAGACATTGATCCAGAAAATTTAAATAAATTTAATTTGCCAGAAAACATCTTAACACAACTTTTTGAGTTCTCCGGTTTTACAGATGGAGACAGCGGTTTTATATTAACATACGTCAACCAAGAAGGAACTCCTTCAATAGTTACAAAAACAAATTCTCCAGTTGTCGAAATGGGGTTAAGGAAAGCCTTAGAGCAATATTTAGAACAGGTATCAGCTCAAGGTATTGAATTAAATTTCCCAGGAGAAGGGGGAGACGAAGAAACTCCTTGACTTATTTTAGTTTATGTGATACCATTGTCTTATGGTATATTCATATGAACTAGAACAACATTTACTAGCGGGCTTAATAAAGTATCCAGAATCCTACCCGCTTGTCGCGTCCTTTATAACAGATAAAGATTTTTTTGATAAAAACAGCATAGTAAATAAAACTATATTTTGCGTGTTAAGGCAATCGCTCGAAGCTTCAGAAATCCTTGACGAGGTTCTCTTATCTCAGAGAGTTCAATCGCTAGGTATATCTTTTGAGGATAATATAAACATAGCTGATTACATAAAAGCCTTGTCAATGAGGCAGATATCTAAAGACGGAGTTTTAAAGGCAGCTAAAGAACTTAAGAAAATTACAGTACGAAGAGAGATTCATGATGCATCAATTGATGTAGCAAAAAATATGAAATCAATTTCCTCTGCATCAACTTATGATCAAATCGTTTCAGAAGCAGATAAAATATATAATGAAAAAATTAATCTTTACGAAATAGGCTCTAACAACCCAGAGAATCTTTTTGAAGAAATGGAGGAATTCATTGAAGATAGGGGTAATAACCCAATAGATGAATTCGGGCTAATGGGCCCACACCCAAGAGTAAACGAACTTTATGGATCCTTACTCAGGCCAGGGAACATAACTGTAGTTGTAGCAAGGGCTGGAGTAGGAAAAACTCAATTCTGCATGGACTTCTGCACAAAGGTTTCCGCAATAAATAATAATACCCCAATACTACATTTTGATAACGGAGAAATGAGCAAGGAAGAGCTTATTGTTCGTCAGTGCTCGGCCCTGTCAGGAGTTCCCATGCACCTACTAGAGACGGGGAGATGGAGGCAAGCTGGGGAAGAAGTCATCAATAAGGTCAGGCAGACATGGAAAAAAATCAAAAATTTCCAATTCTTCTATTATAATGTTGCAGGTCATTCCATAGATAGCATGCTAAATATAATTAGAAGATTTTATTATTCCGAAGTAGGGAGAGGTAATAGGATGATTCTTAGCTTTGACTATATTAAAACCACCTACGAAAGACAAAACGGCGCAAGCTCTTGGGAAACTGTGGGCAGAATGGTAGATAAATTTAAGCAATTAATTCAAAAAGAATTATGCTTTAACGGGTCACCAGCAGTCGCCATGTTGACAAGCGTACAAAGTAATAGGCTTGGCATCACAAACAATAGAAGCTCTGATAATGTTGTTGATGATGAGAGCGTTGTTTCACTTTCAGACCAAATAACACAGTTCTGCTCTCACCTTTTTCTCCTCCGGCAGAAAACTATGGACGAGATACAAAATGAACCAGAAGGATTCGGAACTCATAAGCTTATATGCCTGAAATATAGATGGCTAGGTAAAGATGTTCACAGAGCACTTCAACCTATAGAAATGCCTGACGGAAGCAAGAGAAAAAACTACATCAACTTACATATGGAGAACTTTTCAATCGAAGAACGCGGAGACCTTGAAGATTTAGTTGGACACTTAAACTCTGAAGGTGTTGGTGCAGCAGAACAATTCATGGAAGACCTACCAAATATATAATGCAATCATTATCTTCAGATAAAATAAAAGATTGTTTAATTAACCTTGGTTATAAACTTAATGATCGAGGGCCATATTGGCAGACAAATGCCATTTTCAGAAACGGAGACAATAACACAGCAATCCAGATATACAAAAACACAGGAGTCTGGAAAGATCATGTGCAAGGTTCAAGTTTCTCTCCCTTAAAAAGATTAGTTGAGATAACGTTAGGAACAAACGACAAGAATGAACTCAAAAAATATTTGGAAGAAGAAGACTTAGGTGTAAATTATACTAAAATAGAATCAATAGAAAAAATAGAAATGGAAGAAATATACCCAGAGGACTGCTTGAATAAATTACTACCTCATTACAAATTTTATAATGATCGAGGTGTTAGCGATGAAACCCTAAAGAAATTAAAAGGAGGGTTTGCCACAAATGGCAAATTAAATAAAAGATTCATCTTCCCCATATATAATGAATTTAAACAAATTCACGGTTTCTCAGGAAGAGACATGACCAACTCAGAAGGAAGACCTAAATGGAAGCACGTTGGAAAGAAAAAATCTTGGATATATCCATTATACGCAAACAAAGAAACAAAGGTTGCAATAGAAGAAAAAGACTCGGTTATATTAGTTGAAAGTATTGGGGATCTACTTAAATTAAATGAAAAAGGATATTACAATGTTCTTGTAACTTTTGGCTTGGATTTGCCGAATAAATTAATTTTTTCTTTAATATCTTTAAATCCATCGAAAGTTATTTTGTCCCTAAACAATGACGCGGGATCTTCAAGAAACAGAGGTTTGGAAGCTTCAATAAAAAATTATCTAAAACTATTAAATTACCTAGAGCCAGATAAAATTTTAATATGTTTACCAACTGCAAAAGATTTTGGAGAAATGTGTCCAGATCAATTTAATTCTTGGGAAAATAAATTACTATCTACAGAGCCAAAAACACAACAAACATTTATAATAAAAGAAATACAAAAGCTAGAAAAGATCATACCAAAAAGTATATTAAAAAACAAAAAAATAATATCCAATGAGTGAACTAACAAAACTTTCGGCGAGCAGAATAAAAACCGCACAAACTTGCTCTTGGACTTATTGGTGTAATTATAAATTAAAATTACCTCAAACAGGAAACGATGGTTCGAGCAGGGGAACAATTTGCCATAACATATTTGAGCTACTTGGAGACCATCATAAATCTGAATTTGATAAAATTATAAAAGAAGGAACAATATGGAATACAGAAGTAGTCGCAGCACAAGTTAAAAATGAAGCTCAAGAACTTAATGTCTCAGACCAAGAAAATTTAGATCTCATTGACGAAATGATTGTCGCAGGACTAAGGTGTGATTTTTTTGGAGACTCTGACGAAGAACCTACTGCGGCTGAGTCTGAAAGATTTTTTGATCTCGAAATAGATAAACCAGAAAAAGGAATTAGATATGCAGTAAGAGGTTACATAGATAAACTTTTTAAATACAAAGATAATTCCGTAATAATTCGAGACTTTAAAAGCAGCAAGCAAGTCTTCAAGGGAAAAGAGATAACAGATAATTTGCAAAATTTAATTTATAGTTTAGCTGTAAAACACTTAATGCCCGAAACAGAACCTCAAAGTGAATTTATATTTTTAAGATTTGACTTAGATAAAGATGTTCTTGGTGAAAGAGGTAAGGGTTATGTAAAAATGGACAAGATTAGCGAAGAAGAGCTTGAAGGCTTCGAGTATCAACTAACAGAATTCCAAAAATATATAGACAACTTCGATGAGGATTGCGGAAAATCAAACTTTGCAGCAAAACAAGATTACCCTAAAGACGGAACCTTTGGTGGACCTTTAGCTTGCGGAAAGGATGGGTTTAAAATGTCTTACGGGCAGCCTGTTTTGGATAAGTCAGGAGAACCGATTAAAGCCTTTATTTGCCCATACAGAAAACCCATGGAATACTATGTACTACAAGACAAGCATGGCAAAATACTAAAAAGTGCATTTACAGAAAAAAAAGATTCTCTCGAAGCTAAAACTAAAGAAGGAGAAAAAATCGTTAAAATGAATTATGATGGATGCCCTCACTGGCAAAATAAAAATAAAATAGATGATTTCCTAGATGGCTAACGTTGATGCTGCAGGACTTTTGGTCAAACTGGGAGACTTAATCTTACTAGGTCGCAGATCAAAAGCTTGCGAAAGTCTTTCTGGCTTTTGGGCTATCCCAGGCGGAGCTATAGAGTCAAGCGAAAAACCTAAAGATGCCGCCATGAGAGAATTTTTTGAAGAAACGGGAGTTGAAATTAATAAAGAAATATCGTATCTAACCCGCTTTCGAACCCCAAGTGGAGGAATATTTTTTGTGTACTCTACAGAGATACAGGATTTAATTTTTCCCAGCACCGACGCAGAGGACGCCTTCGAGCATGATGAATGGGGATTTTTTAAAATAGAAAAAAACTGCTTACCAACACCAATAACGAAAGAAACTATAAAAGCAATTTTAATGACAAAATGAAAAAAATAATAATCACAGGAGTTACAGGTCAAGACGGAAGTCACATGGTTGATTACCTTCTTAAAAATACAAATCACGAATTATACGGAACAGCCAGGAGGCTTAGCGTTAAAAATCATGAAAATATACTACATCTAGAAAAAGAATCTAGATTTAATTTAATTAACATGGACCTAAATGACGCGCACAGTATAAGAGATGTAATACTAGATGTTCAACCTGATTTTTTTATAAATTTTGCAGCGCAATCTTTTGTTGCTGGAAGCTGGGATTACCCAATTCAAACTTGGGATACAGATGCAGATGCAGTTTTGCATATACTCGAGTCTATCCGAAGATTCTCTCCGCACTGCAGATTTTACAATGCAGGATCCTCAGAAGAATTTGGTGATGTGATTTGCTCACCCCAAGACGAAAAACACCCATTAAGACCTCAATCTCCATATGGTGCCGCAAAATGCGCGGCAAGGCATATTGTCAGAGTCTACAGGGAATCTTATAATTTATACGCAGTTCAAGGCTGGCTTTTTAACCACGAAGGTAGTAGGAGGGGCTTAGATTTTGTTACAAGGAAAATCACACACACAATAGCAAGAGTCAAAATAGCAATGGAAAAAGGCAAGACTCCTCCAGTTTTAAAGTTGGGAAATATAGAGGCTAAAAGAGATTGGAGCGATGCGGAAGACTTCATGGAGGGTGTGTGGCTAATGCTAAATCAAGATTTTCCTAAAAATTATGTATTAGGGAGCGGAGAAATGCATACAGTAAGAGAATTTCTTAACGAGGCGCTAAAAAATGCTGACATAAAATTCACTTCCTCTGGAGAAAATGAGGCAGAAAAATATTTTAATGAAAATAAAGATTTAATCTTCGAGGTTGACCCAAAATTCTACAGACCTGCGGAAGTCCATGAGTTATGTGGAGACTGCTCCTCAGCTGAAAATGAAATGGGGTGGACCCGCAAAACAGATTTTTATGGACTCGTTAAGAAGATGTACCAAAGCGATTACATGCTTTTGAGTCGATGAAGTATAAAAAAATTTTTGTAGCAGGTCACGCAGGAATGGTTGGCTCTGCAGTTGTGGATTATCTAAAATCAATAGGTTGCAAAAAAATTTTAACAAAAACAAGAAAGCAACTAGATTTAACGAAGCAAAGTGAAGTTCATAAATTTTTCGGAAGAGAGCGCCCAGAAATAGTAATCATTTGCGCCGCTAAAGTTGGAGGAATTCTTGCTAATAACACCTATCGCGCAGATTTTATATATGAAAATCTACAAATTGCTACAAATTTAATACATGCCTCTCATATATATAATGTTCATAAGTTGATCAATTTAGGTAGTTCTTGTATATATCCTAGAGATGCAGAAATTCCCATTAAAGAAGAATCCTTATTGACAGATGTTTTAGAGCAAACAAATGAGCCTTATGCAATTGCAAAAATTGCTGCAATAAAATTGTGCGAAAGTTTTTATAAACAATATAATCATAATTTTTATTCAATTATGCCCTGCAATATGTATGGGCCAAGAGATAACTTCAATCTAAAAACTTCTCATGTCTTACCTGCATTGATAAGAAAAGTCTACGAAGCAAAGCAGAATAATCGAGACTCAGTTGAAGTTTGGGGTAGTGGAAAGCCATTGCGCGAATTTTTGCATGTAGATGATTTAGCTAAAGCAATAACATATTGCCTAGAACATATTGATGCAACAGATATATATGAAAAAGGCATTTCTCATTTAAACTGCGGATCAAATGACGAAGTGTCAATTTTTGATTTAGTATCATTAATAAAAAAAATTGTAGGATACCAAGGAGATATAGTTTTTGATTCATCTAAGCCTGATGGAACTTTTAGAAAAAAAATGGATAATACTCAAATATCAAATATAGGATTCCAACCAAATATATCACTAGAAAAAGGATTAACCGATACATATAATTGGTATATAGAAAATCAACATAAATTTGTGTAATAAATAACTATGGAAAAAAAATCTTATTCAGCCAAACGCTCTGGACCAAAGAGTTCAGCCCAAACACCCGCAAAGAAATCGGAGCAAAAAAAAGGCTCCGATAAAAATAAACCTGGAAGCGCAGGAGAAAAAGGTGGAAAAATAACCTTCTCTGACAGAGTTCTTGAGTCTTTAAAGTCTAAAGTTAAAGAGCATAATTCTAAATCAAAGAAAAAAGTAACACTTTCTCAATTAAAGAAAATATATCGCAGGGGCGCAGGAGCTTTTTCTTCAAGTCACAGACCTGGTAAAAGCAGAGGTCAATGGGCGATGGCTAGAGTAAATATGTTTTTAAAAATGGTTCGAGGAGGAAAAGTAAAAGATAGTTACAGAAAAGCTGACCAAGATGTAGCTAAAGCCTCTGCAGGAGTTTTAATTGATGACGGAATTAGGAATGAACTTAATTTATTTACAGAAGAAGATCTCATTGCTGCAAAACTAGATATTCATAATTATCAACTCCAAGAAGATCCAGAATTTACCGAAGAGATGTGGAGCACAATTTTTATTGATGTTGATGAATTAGGTTTTGAAGAATATATTGATGAAGAAAGTTGGGCTGCGGAAGCTAACAAAGGAAAAAAATTAAACAAACCATTCAGAACCCCAAAAGGACCAAAGAAATTTTCAGTTTACGTTAAAAATGAAAAAGGCAATGTAGTAAAAGTTAATTTTGGAGATCCAAACATGGAAATCAAACGCGACGATCCAAATCGCAGAAAAAGTTTTAGGGCTCGACACAATTGTGCAAACCCTGGACCAAAAACAAAAGCGAGGTATTGGAGCTGCAAAATGTGGAGCAAAAAAAGTGTGACAAATGTCACAAAAGGAGAAGAATCGGAAGAAAATTTAGAAAACGAATCTGAAAGCGACGCAGGTCTTTGGGAAAATATTCAAAAAAAGAAAAAAAGAATGGGCAAAAATTACAAACCTGCTAAGCCAGGCGATAAGGATTACCCATCTAAGGATGCTATTAAAAAAGCACAGTCTAAAAAAATGAAAAAAGATTATGCTGCAGAAGAGGAATTCAAACCTCATATTATGTATGATCCAAAAACAGGGAAAGGTTATAAAGCCAAAACCATGGAAGATCATTTAAAAATGAAGAAAATGGGCTACACCCACGAAAAACCAAATTCATCAAAAGCTGGGCATCACGACAAAAAAGAAAAAAATTGAACTTAATTGACGGCAAAGATCGAGTGGTTTTAATACTCTCGCATTTTTGGACGCCTATTAATATAACTACAGCAAAAGAAGGAATAAGAAAACTTATATCCTGCGGATCAAAATTAAACGATATTCAATCTGTTCACGCGCTAAGTTTTTCTGGAGAACCCTTGTATTGGGAAGATTGGATAAATTCTGAAAGAGCTACTTATTATAAAGATCAACCATTTTTAAGCTCATGCAATAGGTTGTATCCAGTACCTACAATTTTATTGACGACTTCGAAATGGGTATACAAAAGTAAAAACCCTCCAAACTTAAGATATTTATACCAGAGGTATCAAGGTATATGTCAGATTTGCGGTGAACATTTCGACATGAAAGATATGACTATTGAACATGTATACCCAAAAAGCAAAGGCGGAACAAAAGAAGATTTTAATGTGACAATGACATGTCAACCTTGCAACTGTAAAAAAGGAACTTTATATCCATATAAAAATTATAAGGGAGAAAATTTAAAAGGGTTTAAGCCATGGCATTTTTTTCACGCTTTCCAGAAAGAGCGCAATGAATGGCAACCATTTCTTTTCAAGAATTAATTGGCACGATTATAGCAATTATAGGGTTGCAAATTAAATATTCAAGTGAGTATTGAGACATATCTACACACTATATACAAATAACAATTAAAACAAGGAGACAAAATGTCATATTATATTAAAAACAATAATTCTTTAGATTCATTTTTTAATTCTTTATTAGATGATATCTACTATGAAGATTTAAACCCTAAAAGAAAATCCAACATTATAAAAGAAGAAGATCATATCTTAATTCAAATTGAAGCAGTAGGATTAAATAAAAAAGATATAGATATACAAGTAAAAGAAAATATATTACATGTATCATACGAAAACAAAATAAAAGATGATACAAAATATTCACAGCAACAAATATCATTCGGTTCTTTTGAAAATAAATACAAACTACAAAACGACATGGATTCAAAAAATGTATCCGCAACCATGAATAATGGATTATTGAATATCAAAATACCTAAAATTAAAAATAAAACAAGTTCAAGAATAAAAATAACTTGACATTTCCCAGAAATAGTATATTATGGTGTTCATTAATATTATGAAAACAACAACATTAATTATTACAGCCCTTTTTGGGTTTTTTATCAACGCAGCTCTAGCAGGAAATCATACTCTAGGTACAAAGTACAGCTCGGATTATTTCTATCGGGGCGCACTAAAGTCTCAAGAATCTATTCAGCTGAACGCCGGAACAAGCGGCAAAGCTCTTGGCTTGGATTATTCCCTTGGAGCTTTCACGAACCAGTCTATTGACAATGGAACAGATACATACATCTTATCTGCAGGAGTTTCAAAGTCTTTTCTTGATAGTTTAGTCTCTGTTTATGCAGGAGTGAATCATGTAGAAGATGTAGACGGAG